AATCATGTATCATTTAGTTTATATGACAATGATGGCTTATTTGCAAAATATGATTATGATAACGAGTTAAAAAGATATCAAAGCGATTGGGGTTATTTAACATCACAAGATGTGTACAAGATTATGAAGGACGAAACAGACGAAAGATATATTCTTTGGGAGGAGTAAAAATGAAAATATTAAACAAAAATAAAGAGGGTTATGGTTATCAATACACAGATTTAGCTGAAATACATAGATATTTAGAAGAAAATAATTTAAGATACTATCAATACATCGAAAGAATAGATGGCGATGATTATGTTATGACCGTGCCACAAGCGATTCAAGATGATGGCGAAATAATTGATTTACCAGTTAGAAAGGGATGTCGAGTAGTAAATGCAATATTAAGTGGCAAATCAAATCCTGCACAAGAACATGGGAGTGCTTTAACTTATGCAAGAAGATACAGCTTATTAATGGCGTTTGGCTTAGCAACAGATGATGACGATGCTGAAAGTTTATCAGTTACAAAAGAGCCAACTTTAGAAGAAGCAAAAGAATATGTTTTAACATTTGGAAAACATAATGGTAAAAAACTTGGCGATGTTGATGCAAGCTATTTAGCATGGCTAAGAGAAAATTCAAAAGATTTATACATAAAAAAATGTGTTGAACTTTTAAAGCCATTGCCTAGTGAAGAAGAACAACAAGAAATATTAAATTTAGTAAAAGAATTAGGCGATTTATTAGAACAAACAGGAACAGATAGAGATAAATTTTATAATTACTATAAAGTAACATCAAATCTTGAAATGACAAAAGAACAATTAAAAGATGGAATTAATAAATTAAAAGCGAGGTTGCAATAATGGATGAAGTATATATTAAGACTGACGACTTAGCAAAATGGGTAAAAACAGACTATTTTGAAAATAAAGACTTTATTACGTTAGATGAGTTTTATCGTAAATTTGAAGATTTATGTGGCGATTACGATAAACTAAAAGAAGAATTTGACAATTTCAAAGAGTATGCCCATGATGTATGGGAAATGCGAGAAAAAGGAAAATATCCTTTTGATGTGTGTTAAAATACCCGCTAGACTTAATTTAACACACCTAGGACGCACGAAAATAGTAAAATAGTATAAATATACTAGAAAGGGCAAACGTGCGAATACAAGCAAATAAATGGGTGATAATAAGTGATGAAGAAAAACGAAATAATAGATTTTATTATAGACAAGTTGAATCAATTAAAAATAAAAACAGAATTTGAAGATAGACAACGAGGCAAAACACGATGGATAAGTAAACGAAGTGCTTATCAAGATTTAATTAATTTATTGGAGGAAATTTATGAATATAACAAGTAATAATACGATGATATATCGTAAAGACGATGAAAATGGGAAAGTGCATTATAGAGCAGGACTATCAACAAAAAACATAACTGGTAATTATGAGAATGGGTACATAGATATTAGACTACCTAAAGATATATCATTAGAAAATAAAACAAAAATAAACATAACAAAAGGTTTTTTAAGTTTTTACAATTACGTAACAAAAGATGGAAGAAAAAACACAATATGGTATGTTGTAGTACAAGAATATACAACAAATGTTGAAGTTAAACAAGAAAAAGAGTTAGACCCATACGAAGAATTTGGAAAAAGAATTGAAGTCGAGCAACAAAGCATTGACTTGCCATTTTAAAAAGGAGAAGATTGAATATGTATGATTTTGAAGATATTTTTGATGAAATAAAGAAGAATAAAAAGAAAATTGTTTTAATTACTTTAATAATTTTTGGAATAATTACAATATTTAGTAGTTTTAGCACAATAAGAAGCGGTGAAGTTGGATTAAAAATTAGATTTGGCAAAATAACAAATACAAGTCTAAACGAAGGATTTAATTTTAAAATACCTTATTTTGAAAAAATAGAAAAAGTTAATATAAAAGTACAAAAAGTTGAACTTATAACTGAAAGTAGTAGTAAAGATTTACAAACAATAACAACACAATTAGCAGTAAATTACAACGTAAAAAAAGAAAATGCGACAACATTGTATAAAAATGTTGGCAAAAATTATGAAGAAACAATTTTAATGCCTGCAATTCAAGAAAGTATAAAATCTGTTATGAGCAATTTTACAGCCGAAGAAACAATAACAAAAAGAAATCAAGTAAGTGATTTATGTCTTGAAGAAATACAAAACAAAGTTGCAAAATACGGAATTAATATTGATGACTTTAATATTATTGATTTGGATTTTAGTGAAGAATATTCAAAAGCAATTGAAGAAAAACAAGTCGCAGAGCAAAAAGTATTAACAGCTAAACAACAATTAGAAAAATCAAAAATCGAAAGTGAAAAGAAAATTGTCGAAGCTGAAGCAGAAGCTAAAGCAAATGAATTGAAAAAGAAAACATTAACAAACGAAATAATTATGAAAGAATTTATCGAAAAATGGAATGGCGAATTGCCAAAAGTAACTGGAGGAAATAGTTATTTTGATATAAATAGCTTATTTAAGTAATTATGAATGGTGATCTAGTTAATTTATTAAATAGTAAGATACAAGACTTGAATGTATCAGTTAAAAAGTTAAGACATACTGGCGAAGATTATGCAAAAGCATATACTAATTATCGTATAGCACTAGCACAAGAATTATTAAGATTAAAAAATGAAGGTATGCCAGTTACAATTGCTTATGACATAGCAAGAGGTAATAATGAGGTTGCACATTTAAAGTTTCAAGAAATAGCAAAAGAGGCAATATTTACAGCTAATAAAGAAGCCATCAATGCGATTAAGGTAGAGATAAAGATAATACAAGAACAATTAAATAAAGAATATGGAGGTAATTTGCCAGACTAATGAAACATAAAGAATTTTGTATAATGCCAGATAATCCACCATATTGGCACAATTATAGATTTAAAGGCAGTGAAAGACACGAGATATTTGAAGGCAGAACAGGAAATAGGAATAAATCAATTGAAGATGGTTTAGTTATATTTACCACACCTGAGATACATAGAACGAGTAAAAATTCAATTCATTTTAATCCTAAAAAGTGGATATGGTTGAAAGAATTTGGTGAAAAGATATGGTGTGAATATTATAAAAGAACACCAATTGACTTTGCTAGGCGATATTGGAGAAATTATTTATGAAATTATATAGCGAAAATAAAAATTATAAATTATATCAAGGTAATATGTTAGATATGCTAGAAGTAATAAAACCAAATACAATAGATAGCATAATTACAGATCCACCGTATGGACTTACAAGCATCACAAAAAGATTTGGTAAAGAAGGTAGTGCTGAATGTCAATATGGTAAAGATGGTTCATTTCAAAGATTAAGCAAAGGCTTTATGGGTAAAGAATGGGATGGCTCTGGTATCGAATATAATATTGAAACTTGGCAAAAATGTTATGAAGTATTAAAACCGGGTGGTTATTTACTGGCGTTTGGTGGTAGTAGGACATTTCATAGAATTGCTTGTGCTATTGAAGATGCAGGTTTTGAAATAAGAGATACTATTATGTGGTTATATGGTAGTGGTTTTCCTAAAAGTATGAATATAGGACTTGCAATAGACAAGAAAAATGGAATTGATAATAGAACAGGAAATATTGTTAAAGGTATGGGTTCTAATAATACAACTGCTATGAAAAATTGTTTAAGTGAAAGTCAAGAATTTGCTAGTGAATATGAAGAAAGAATTGCACAAAATGAATGGCAAGGGTGGGGTACAGCATTAAAACCTAGTTTTGAACCAATTATAGTAGCAAGAAAGTCATTTAAAGGTACATTAGTAGAAAATATTATACAATATGGAGTAGGTGGAATAAATATAGATGAGTGCAGAGTTAATTTTGTAAATGACGAAGATTATAAAATAACTGCAAATAAAAATCAACACGAAAAGTTTGGCACACAACCAATGACTAACAATAATGTTTATGGTGATTATTCTATGATACAGCCTAAAAATTATAGTGCAACAGGTCGCTTCCCTGCAAATGCAATACTAACTTATGATGAAACACCTAGTGATGAAAGATTAAGATATTTCTATTGTGCAAAAGCAAGTAAGAAAGATAGAGATGAAGGATTAGATATAGAAGAACAAGTAATAACAGATGGTAGAAAAAAACCAATAGATAATGCTTTTAATCGTGGCGAAACATTAAGAAAAAACATACATCCAACTGTTAAGCCAACAGAACTTATGCAATATCTAGTTAGATTAGTAAGCCCAAATGACGCAACTATACTTGATCCATTTAATTGTAGTGGTAGCACAGGCAAAGCAATAATGTATGAAAATAAAGAAAGAAATAAGGGTTATAAATACATAGGAATAGAACTAACAGAAGAATACTTACCAATAGCAAAAGCAAGAATAGAATATGTATGTAATTTAACAAAAGAAGAATTAAAAGAAAAACAAATGACAATATTTGATTTGGATGATAACAATGTATAAATACACAATATTTAAAGAATCAAAGTATCATAATCGTAAATGTGTTTATAAAGATATGACTTTCGATTCATTAAAAGAAATGCAATATTATAAAAAACTAGAATTGTTGCAAAATTATGGCAAAATAAGTGAACTAAAAAGACAGGTTGAATTTGAATTAATTGAAACATTTAAGTTAGAAGACAAAACATATCGTAAGACAAAATACATTGCCGACTTTACTTATAAAGATGAAAATGGTAAGTATCATGTAGTAGATACAAAGGGTTTTAAAACAAAAGAATATTTATTAAAAAAGAAATTAATGGCTTGGAAGTATGGTATAGCAATAGAAGAGGTGTAAAATGAAAGAAAAACAAATGCGTTTATTTAGTGTTGAAGAAGGTAAACCAAAATTAGTTGACAATAACTATACAGCAAAAATAAACATACCACAATATGAAATGCACGGCTTATGTCCTAGTATATTAGAGTTATGCAATATGAATAAATATTATGAATTAATATGGAAAATTGATAGATCAAATGTAGATGATGAACAAAAGAAATTTTTAAAATTGGCAGCTTCAAGACATTTACAATTTAATTATTCATTAATAGCAGAATATTATGCACATCAAGATAAAGAAATGCAAGAGCTTATGGAAGACAGTGCTTTAGTAATAATAGATTTTAATGATGCAATAGCTAAAGGCTATACTTTATTAATGGACAAATTTAGTGATATTGAAGATGAAGATTTAATATGCAATAATGGAGTAAACAATGAGAGATAATTTTGCAATATTTATATTAACGCATGGAAGGCCACATAAACAATATACAATAAAGACATTAAAAAGATGTGGCTATACAGGCAAATATTATTTAGTAATAGATACTGAAGATAAAGATGCTAATGAATATAAAAAATTGTATGGAGATAAAGTTTTACAATTTGATAAAAGAGATATATCAAAATTATTTGATACAGCAGATACATTTGATGATAGACGTGCGATTGTATATGCAAGAAATGTTTGTTGGCAATTTGCTAAGCAATTGAATCTTGATTACTTTTTAGAGTTGGATGATGATTATACTGAATTTAGATTTAGAAAAGAAGTTAATGGTGTTTTAACATCAATTTATTGCAGACATATTGACAAAGTATTTGAAGCTATGTTAGATTTTTTAGACGAAACAAAAGCATTAACTGTCGCACTAGCTCAAACTGGCGATTTTATTGGTGGCACAGATAGTACTGTATATAAACAACAATTAGCCAGGAAAGCAATGAACTCATTTTTTTGTCGAGTAGATAGACCATTTAATTTTTTTGGCAGAGTGAATGAAGATGTAAATACTTATATATTGTTAGGCAGTAAAGGCAAATTGCTATTTACGGTAGCAAGATGCACACTAAATCAATTAAATACACAATCAAATCAAGGAGGCATGACTGAGTTGTATCTTGATAGTGGGACTTATGTGAAAAGTTTTTATTCAATAATATTTAATCCTTCATGTGTAAAAATAGGCATGATGGGTGTATCTAATAAAAGAATACATCACAAAATATATTGGAATTATTGTACGCCTAAAATAATAAATGAACGATATAAAAAGGAGAAATAACATGAATTATTATAAAATATATAAAAAAGTAATTAAAGATATTGATAAATTAGACACCAAAGAAGATAAATTTAATAATCTATATTTATTAACTTGCTTGTTAATATTTAATTTATCCAACGAAACACAAAATTTGGATGTATTATTAAAGACATTTAAAGAGTTTGATTATAAGAAGAATTTTGGTTATGAAGAAAACAAAGGCGATAAAGAATGAACGATGAAATAAAAGAAATATTAGATTATTTAAAAGATGAAAATGATTATATTGAAGATTTTGGTATATCATATAAAAGAATACATATTGATAATGGTGATTTAAAAATATTATTATCTTACATAAATAATTTACAACAAGAAAATGAAAAATTAAAAGCACAACTAACCAATACTGAATGGGAATATCAAAATACTAGATGTAAATATGAAAAACAATATAAAAAAGGAACAACGGAAGAAGTAATTGAAGATATTGAAGAATGTTTTTTTAATAGAGAAAATCCTTCAATGATACCTATTGATAGTTTAGATGTTTGTCATATATTTGGTTATATTGATTATTTAAAAGATTACAAATCACGTTGTGAAAAAGCAATTGAATATATAAATAATTTCAAAAAGTATTTTCTTGATAGGAAACCTTTTGTTGATACTAGGCATATTGATTTAGAATATTTATTAAACATATTACAAAATGGAAGTGAAAATGATGAGTGCTAGAGAGATGTTTGAGAAGTTGGGGTATGAATTAACAGCAGACGGGATAATACTTCTTACATATTATTATAAAGGGAGAATGGGTTTACATCCTTGGGAACACAAAAACAAAAAACCACATTTATTATATGGAACTGATAGAGAAATAATATTTGATAAAGAAAACAAAGATTTTATAATATATAGTCCTAGTGAACGAGAAGATTATGAAGATTGTTCTGTTGAAATAAATATGCAAGAATTACAAGCCATAAACAAACAAGTAGAAGAATTAGGTTGGAATGGAAGTGATAATAATGAATAGAGTAAAATTAGCATTAAAAATATTATTTGGTTATAACATTATACTTTATGAAATAAACACTAAAATTGTTGAAGCAGTAATAAGCGGAAAAGAAGATATATTAAAAAATGGATATGATTATGTGTTAGATAAAGGTAAAAATTTTGTTTCTAATAATGGTTCGATGAGGTATGTGATAAAATGAATAAAGCATTTGAAAGATATAATAAAAGAGTAGAAATTCCAATAAGTGTTATATTAGAAACAATATTTAGCGATGATAATAAAGATGTTGAAAGTTTATCAAGATGGGCTTTAAAATATGGTTTTATTGATTTAATAAAAGAAAATGGAGATAAATTAGGATATTATAAATTACAAGATGATTATACAAAGCAAAGTTTTTATATATTGTTAGATAAAGAAGAAAGAAGACAATATGATTACGAGGACTTTTTATGCGATAAATTACAAGAAAAAGACCAACAAATAGACAACCTTAATAATGTTATTAAGGAATTGGAAGAGCTAATAAAAAATGATTTAGATAACGAAAACGGAGTATATTACTCAAATATAACTGTTAGAGATTATATTAGTTTTGAATTAAAAAAATTGCAAGAATTATTAGAACAATCTTATATAGTACAAGTCGAAATTGAGAACTTAGAAAAAGGAAAGAAGTTGATTAAAAAGAAATGACGAAAATTAGATGTACACATTGTAACGATATAATTGAAGGCGATGGCAAAGGCACATTTATAACTTGTTCTTGTGGCAAAATATATGTGGATGAAACAAAATGGTATTGTCGAGTTGGTGGCAACAAAGACGATTTTGAAGTGATGCGTTGGTGTTATAAATGCAACAAATTATATCCTTTAAACGAAAAATATTGGTATTGGACTAGCGCTAAACATCAAAGATATAAAACATTATGTAGAAAATGCTCTAATTACGAAAGTAAAATTAGTCATCGAATAAACAGAGCATTGAAAAAAGAGTTGCAATAGAATTGAATTTGTGATATATTATAGTTGTAGTACAACTACACACCCCTGAATGGACGATAGTTTTTTCATTTTTACACCTTCGTCCTTTTTTTCTTGCATTTTATAATCAAGTATGATATACTTAATTTAAGTCAAAGCTATTAGGATGAAATTGAGATACTCAGTACAGCAAAAAACGAACGAGAGAATATTTTTAGATAAAATAAAATTATCTTGACCAAACTTTAGCGAAAAAGCATAAATTTCGCTCCACTATTCTAGCATTTGAGTATCGTATCCTAATAGCAAGGACTAGTTAATATCTAGTCCTTTTACTATAAGGAGAGTGAAAAAATGACTGAATTAGAAAAATTATTTGCAACAAAAAAGACCGAAAACGGAGATGTTGCATACAAAACAACTGGTAATAACTTAACGGACTTATTCTTTATGACAGCTTATTTTGAAAAGCATTTGGACGAAGTAAAAATTGGCGAAAGCGAAAAAGAGAAAATTTTTTCAATGTTTATTCGAGACCCTAGATTTGGCTTAGGCCGTAAAGATCTAGGAAGAGAATTGATGAGACAATCTAAAGTGCCATTTTACAATGTTGCATTAGCAGGAAGATATGACGATTTATGGCATATTCCTACTAGTGAAAATCTTAACTATTTACGTACTAAGTTGAATCAAGGAGACGAACTAGCAAAAAAATGGATGCCAAGATTAACTGGTAAAGATAAAAAAATTGCTAAAGCATTATGTAAAGAATGGGAGATAACTGAAAAAGAATATCGTGCATTAATTAAAACAGATTCAACAACTGAATACAAGTTATCTTATGCTGAGATGCTTGAAGGCACTCCATTAAATGATTTATTTAACAAAAATAATTACATACATCCATTAGTTGATGATATCGATTTTGAAAAAGTGCCATCTTTAGCAATGACTAAATATTTACATACATTTAGTACAAGAGAAGATTTAAAAGATAGATTTGATGAATATATTAAAGCAGTTAAAGAAAATAAAGCTAAAGTAAATGTTAAAACTGCAAATGTACATGATGCGTATAAAACAACTATGAGTGGCGATTGGACTACTCAAAGTGTAGAAGATGAAGCAAGAGATGTTGTAGGGAAGAAAATAGTAGAAAATGCAACATTAAATGTTGAAATGGATGCTATTTGTGTATTAGACACATCAGGTTCAATGTGGGCAAGAAGTTATTTATGGGGTAACAATTTTGATTTTAATGAAAATGATATTGGTGCTAAAGCAATGTCAGTATGCCACGCAATAGCAACAAGATCAACTTATGCTAAAAATCAATTAATTTCATTTAGCTCTTACCCTAAATTGATGACAATTAAGGGCGATACATTGCAAGAACAATATAAATCTATGTATACAGGTGATTGTTCAAATACCGACTTTGGTAAGGTTATGAACTTATTAAAAGGTTTAAAAAAATTTCCACAATACATTATTGTATTAAGCGATATGGAATTTGATTATGGATCACAACAAAGCAAGAAAGAACTAATGGCATTATTTAAAAAGTATGAAGCACCAACAAAATTAATTTGGTGGAACTTTAACGATAGAAATAAAACAGTGCCAGAGTTTGATGAATATGGGAATATATTTTTAAGTGGTTATAACTTACAAATATTAAGATTATTAGAAAATAACTTTGATATGACAACTTATATTGATAAAATACTTGAAAAATACAAAAAAGACATTGACTATAAAGCTTAATTATAGTATAATGTAATTAAGAAATGCACATAACAGCAAAAGTACATATAATTTGTAGTTCATAGCAAGTTCGTAGGTTCGAATCCTACTAATCCAACCTTTACTCTCGGATTATAGCCAAGTGGTAAGGCGTATATTATATCGTGCATTGTTTATTATGATTTATTTTCTAAAGACACACAACAGCAATTAATCGTTCATGCATCGAACACCAAAATTTGGATTTGGATAAATTGTGTCTTGTCCTCCGAGTAATCTATACAAAAGTCCTTTACTGCAAAAAAATATTAGTAGCTCACTTGGTAGAGCATTTGCCTGATAAGCAAAATGTAGTTGGTTCGATTCCAACCTGAATATAAAAGGACTTGTTAATTAAGAAATATAAAAAAGACTTTTTCTGCAAAAAAGATTAGGCAAGTAAATTGCCTCAGTAGCTCAATAGGCAGAGCGATAGACTGAAAATCTATATGTTTATGGTTCGAGTCCATACGGAATATTAAAAAGTCTTGTTATTTATATGATTTATACTATACTTTAAAGAGGTGATATTATGAATACAATCATCACAATTATTATTGGTGTAGTTTTAATAGGCATAGCAATACTTCTATGTCTTTTTTCGTGTATTATGGCAAGTAAAGCAGATGATTATTGGGACGATTTTAAAAAGCATTTGGAGAATAAGCATAAATGAAAGATATAGATTTTTCAACGTGCGAGTTTATTGATAAAGTATTATGCTTTTATACTTACATCGACTTTTGCAAAAATTGTAAATTATTAAAAATGTTTTATTCTAATTTAGATGATGATGCTAAAAGATTTTATAAATGGTATGTTTATGCTAATATCCATATTGACGAAGCTCATAAGAATCTTATTTGGGATTATCTTAACTTCTCAGAAGAAGAAGCATATATTAATTTAATAGATGGAATGAATACTTACAAAGCTAAGTAACTCGTTTTGTCTATTTTTATTTTTTATGTTATAATTGTTTTTGTAATAGATAGAGGTGATTATTATGCCAGCAGGTAGACCTAGATTATATGACAACGTAGATCAAATGAATAAAATTGTTGATAAGTATTTTAAAGATTGCAAGAAAGACGATAGACCTTATACTATGAGTGGCTTAGCTCATGCTTTAGGCATGGATAGAAGAAGCTTAATTAATTATTCTGATAGAGATGAATTTTTTCTCACAATAAAATGTGCAAGAGAAAGAGTCGAGCAACAATTAGAAGAAAATGCACTAGGAAATAAGTCAAATGCAGTGTTTACAATTTTCAATTTAAAGAACAACTTTGGATGGAAAGATACAACAGAAGTTAAAGTTGATGAAGAATCAAGCAAACTAGACGAATTAATCGAGGCATTAAAAGATGTCAAAAAAGATAACTGATTTATTAAATCCCAAACAGCTTGAATTTATGCAGTTTGATGACAAACGAATTAATTTGCTATCAGGCTCAGTAAGAAGTGGTAAAACTTACATATCATTATTAAAGTGGGCAATTTTTGTAGGTAGAATGCCACGAGAACAAGAATATTTAATGGTAGGCAAGACTTTAACATCATTAAAGAGAAATTGCTTAGGCTTATTGCAAGAACTTGTAGGAACTAAATATTTTACGTTTTCTGTAAGTCAAAAGACGGCTAAATTATTTGGAAGAACAATATGGCTTGAAGGAGCTAATGATGAAAGAGCAGAAGGCAAAATACGTGGTATGACGTTAGCTGGTGCTTACGTAGATGAATTGACACAAATACCCGAAGATTTTTATAGAATGTTGTTATCAAGATTAAGTGTAAGAAATGCTAAATTATACGCAACAACAAATCCTGATGCTCCAACACATTGGGTTAAAGTTGATGTAATAGATAATGAAGAAATAGAAAAGCAAGTATGGAACTTTACACTAGACGATAACGAGATACTAAAGAGAGAGAACGAAGAATATTTTGATAATTTAAAAAAAGAATATCAATCGATGGGTGGTGTCTTTTATGATAGATTCATCTTAGGCTTATGGTGTTTAGCTGAAGGACTTATTTATAAACAATTTGCAAATAATACAGAAATGTTTTTAAAAGATAAAGCAGTTGATGAATATGGCAATAAGTTGAACTTTTTAATTATATCAATAGGTATAGACTATGGAGCAACAAAAGGTGAAACTGAATTTAAAGCAACAGGAATAACACAATTATTCAAAGAAGCATGGACTATTGGTGAGAAAAAGTTAGCTGGCTTATATACACCCGAAGCTATTTACGATGAGTTTATCAAGTTTTATAAAGAGATAGTCAGCGAATATGGCAAAGTTACACACGCATTTGGCGATTATGGTGCTTTAGGACAAGTATTAACTTATGGCTTGAATAAAAGATTACAAGAGCAAGGAATACCATTATTTGTTGATGATTGCATTAAAGGACAAATAATAGACAGAATATATATGGATGAAATGTTATTCGCACAAGGACGTAGATTTATATTAAGAAAGTGTAAATATTTAATTGAAGCATATCAGCAAGCAGTATGGGATGATAAAAAGCCAGACACAAGATTAGATGATGGAACAACGCCTATTGATGACTTAGATGCTAGTGAATATTCGATGTTCCCATTTTATGACAAATTGATGATAAATATAAAAGGAGTGGTATAATGAAATTAGAAGATTTTTTACAAATACAATATGGGTACAACCCTAACATTAAAAATGATTTACGAACATACATTGAACAATGGAAATCATGGTATCAAGGTAATGTAAAATCATTTCACAATTATTTTATTTATAATGGCAAAAAAAGAGTGTATCAACATAGATTTACAATGAATATGGCAAAAGAAATAAGCGAAGATTGGTCAGATATACTATGGAGTGAGAAATGTAAAATATCACTTAAAAATGATAAAGCACAAAAAGACTTTGACGATTTAATTGATGATTTAGATCTATACACAATAATCAATTCGTCAATTGAAAAGTCAGGCGCATTAGGAACTGAAGGCGTAGTTGTTAGTGTATATGATATTATAGCAAACGAAGATGGTATGTATTTAGATGTATCAGAAGCAAAGACTAGAGTAGATATAGTAGATATAGATTGGATATATCCATTAAGTTGGAATAATAAAGAAATAACAGAATGTGCATTTGGCAGTGTTGAATATGTTAAAGGCGAAAAGTATGTAATATTATCTGTACATAAGAAAGCTAACAATGGTAATTATCACATATACAATCATTTATTTAAAGATACAAATGGTTTACTAACAGAGATAAAAGAAGATAGTAATACAATAAAAGACTTTGATACAAAGTCAGATGTTAAATGGTTTAGCATATTTAAGCCTTTACTTACAAATAATTTATTTAGTAATAGTCCATTTGGTATTCCACATTATGCAAATGCTATTGATAATTTAAAGACGGTAGATATTGCATTTGATTCATTAAAGACAGAGATAAAAGATGGCAAAAGACGTATATTTGCAAGAGCTGAAATGTTTAATTATGATGAAGGACAACAAAGAATGGTATTTGACCCCGAAGATACATCTATTTATCAATTGCCAAAAGGTGCAACAAAAGACGATCTAATTCAAAGCGAAAGTGATGATTTAAGAACAGATAAGCAAATAAGCACACTAAATACTGCATTAAATATACTTGGTAATAAAGTAGGCTTTGGCGAAAATCATTATCATTTTGACGGAGTTAATTTATCAACTGCAACTGCTGTTATAAGTAGCAACTCAAAAATGTTTAGAAGAAAGAAAAAACTAGAAATAGGCTATGAAAGTGCTATTTATGATTTGGTAGATGCAATATGTTATGCTTCAAGTAAGTTTGGCAAGTATAATATAGATACAACTGATATGGTAATACAATTTGATGATAGTATAGTTGAAGATAAAGAAGCAGAATCAAATCGTGCTATGCGTGAAGTAAGTGCTGGTTTACTAAGCAAGATTGAATATCGTATGAAGATATTTGGCGAGACCGAAGAAATAGCTAAGCAAAAAATTGAAGAAATAACCGAAGCAGAACCTGATATTGATGATTTACTCGGCACTAAAGAAAAGAAACAAGAAGAAGATAAACAAGATAAAAAAGAAGAAAAAAAGGAGAGTGATGAGTAATGAAGTTAATAGTTAATCCACATAAAATTGATATAATACAAGATGAAGCGGTAAACGAAAAAGAAATTGATATTAGTAGATGCGAGTTTGAATTTGCTGATGAAATAACAGACGAATATGTTAAAGAAGCATACTTTACATTAAATGGCCAAACTTATAAACAAGTCATTGTTGATAATGAGTGTCAATTTCCACAAGAAGTATTAATCAAAGAAGGAACAATCGAACTTGGTGTCGTAGCTTACTTGGTAGAAGATGAAACTGAAATAAAAAGATACAACCCAACACCAGTTTACTTTAAAACTGATCTAGGCTCATTAAAACAAGCACAAAATAGTCAACCAATAACGCCAAGCGAATTTGAACAATATGAACAAGCATTGCAAGACGGCTTAACTGAAGTCAATGACAAATTAGATGCTATTGATACGGCATTAATTGAAGTTGATAATTTAGACATAGATGCAAACAAAGTTGATACAACAACAACTATAACAATCACTGACAAAACAGGTACAACGAAATCAGTGCAAATATTAGATGGAATAAACGGCACAAACGGACGTGATGGAGTTGATGGCAAAGACGGAGTTGATGGTTATAGTCCAATAGCTAACGTAATTAAAAGTAATGATGTAGCAACAATTACTATTATAGATAAAAATGGTACAACAACAGCAACAATTAAAGACGGAAAAGATGGTGTTGATGGACATGATGGTATAGATGGAACAAATGGAAGAGATGGCTATGTACAATATACAGCAGGAGATAATATAACACTTAACAATAATGTTATAAGTGCAACAATACCAAGCACATACGCAACTAAACAATATGTAGATGATTCAATCTCAAATAAAATATGGATTGGTACACAAGATGAATATGACAATTTAGAGACATATAACGAAAACACATTATATTTTATAAAGGATGATGTAAATGCTAGTGAATAATACTGCAAAGATATATGTAGGCACAAATGAGATAACAAAAGTATATGCAGGCACAATTGTTGTATATGAAAAACAAGAACCAACCCCATATACACCATTAACTTATATAAAAAGTAGTGGTACTCAATATATTGATACTGGTTTTACGCCAACAAGTAACAAAGTAAAAGTAAAAATTAAATTTAGATTTTATAATACTACGTCAACTGTTATAGGAAGTTATGCAATGTCAGGTGGATACAAAACAATAATAACAATACATGAAAATAAATACTATTTTACTAATTATAATCCAAGTAGTTATCGATATAATTCAAATGAAGATTATGATGTTGAAGTAGAAGTAACGGCTGGAACTGATAGTAGTAAAACAGGAACATTTACAATAACTGATAATGTTACTGGTAATGTTATAGGCACAGGAAATAGAGTTGGTGCTTTTCCGCCTAAGACAACAACATATACAAATATGTATTTGTTTACGCAACATAATGGAAATCGTATAGACACAAATAAGTCAACAACAAGATTATATTATTGTAAAATTTATGATAATGACGAATTAAAACGAGATTTTATACCAGTATTAGATGAAAACAATGTGGCTTGTTTATATGATAAAGTAAGTCAAACATATTTTTATAATAGTGGAACAGGAACATTTGAATATGAATAGGAGTTGATTCTTATGCTATCAAATGAAGTAATTGAAAAAGTTGTTGAAAGATTAGCAGTAAGAATGGAACAAGCTAACGAATATGTATTGCAAAAAATGGGAGAGAGTGTCAAAAGAATTGGCACTCTAACTCCAACAGAAGCACATAAGCTAGTACAAATATTAAAATATGGTGGCGATTACGATAAAATAATTAAAAAAATAAAAGAACTAACAAAATTAAATGTAAACGATATATATAAAATATTTGATGAAGTAGCAAAAAATGATTACAAATTTGCAGAGCAATTTTATCGTTATCGAAATAAAAAATATATTCCTTGGAGTGAAAACGATGTATTAAGAAATCAAGTCAAAGCAATGGCTAAAATAACAGCAAAAAAATATGTCGATATGGCACGTACATCAATGATAGGCTTTGGCTTGCAAGATGATAAAGGAAATATAATATTTACAGGCTTAGAAGATACATATAATAAATTGTTAGATGAAGCAATATTAAATGTAGGCCAAGGCAAAGAAACATTTGATAGTGCAATGACAAGAACATTAAAGCAATTAGGCAATGGCTTAAAAGTAATATATCCGTCAACTTATATAACAACAGATGACGATGGCAATGAAATTATAAAACATCGTACAATGAGAATAGATAGTGCAACTCGTATGCACATGAACGATGCACTAAGAAGTTTGCATAATGAAACGCAAGCTATATTTGGTAAAGAATTTGATAGCGATGGTGTAGAAATAAGTGTACATGAATCGCCTGCACCTGACCATGAATTGGTACAAGGTAGACAATTTAGTAAAAAACAATTTGACAACTTTCAAAATGATAAAGAAGCAATTTCTTATGATAAAATTACATTTCCACCAGAGTTTGAAGGCCACGATAGAAGAAGTATTAGTCAATACAATTGCTATCATTACACATTTGATATTGTTTTAGGCGTAAGTGAACCAGAATATACTAACGAACAATTACAAGAAATTATTGATAATAACAATAAAGGTTTCGAATTTGAAGGCAAGCATTATACAATATATGAAGGCACTCAATTACAACGTAAATTAGAGACAGAGATAAGAAAAGCTAAAGATCAACAAATAATAGCTAAAGCAAGCGATAATAAAGAATTAATATTTAAAAGTCAAGAAAAAATAACAATATTAAATAATAAATATAAAAGATTATCTGTTGCAAGCAACTTACCAACAAAAGCAAATAGACTTAAAGTAAGCAATTATAAGCGAGTTGCGAAAAGTAAACTAGTATGATATAATGTAATTGTTCTGATAGAACAAATTGATGTATAGTTTTCACTTCCTTACTAAAGAGCAATAAAATGCTCTTTTATGCTGATTATGAAATTTTTAAAAAATGTGTTATAATTAGATAAGAATAACTGAGGTGGGGAATGGAAGAATTATTAGATAAGTTTTTAAAATATTTAACTATTAAAAAACATCCATATATAAAAAAAATAATGGATGATTTAGACTTAAAAGAACATGAAGTGATAGGTTTAGTTGAAATGTTAAAACAAAAAGGTTATTTATTTGATATTGTTAATGATAAAGTAGTTGCTGTTAAGCCTATTAAAGAAAACGATATATATAATATACCGAATAATTTAGATCATCTAAAACTATTATTAATAAGCGATACACATTTAGGAAGTAAATACGATAGATTAGATATATTAAAATATTTATATAATAAAGCAAGTGAAAAAGATATTAATTATATTCTTCATGCTGGCGATGTAACTGAAGGATTTAGCAATAGGCCAGAGCAAATTTATTCATTATTGGAGCCATCTTATACAGGGCAAAGAGATTATGTAATAGATAAATATCCTAAAAGCGATATACCAACATATATGATAAGTGGAAATCACGATAATTGGTGGATAAAAGAATGTGGCTCTGATATAGTAAAAGACATAGCTAGTAAACGTGATGATTTGATTTATTTAGGCAGTGATTGTGAAGATATAAAGATTGGCAAACTAAAAATACGATTATATCATGGATGCAAAGGGCAAAGCTATGCAAAATCTTACAAGTTACAAAAATATTTAGATAGTATAGCAGTAGATGAGATACCTAATTTACTTGTTACAGGACATATACATCAAGCATTTTATATGAAACAAGGAAATACGCATTGTTTTCAAACAAGTTGTCTGCAAGATCTAACACCTTACGAAAGAAGCATGGGCTTTAGCAATGACAAATCTTGTTGGTGGCTAGATATAACTATGGACAATAAAGGGAAACCAATTATAATAAAACAAGAACTAGAAACGTTTGAAAAAGCCAAAAAAAGATAATAAGCATACAATATGCTTTTTTATTTTTTTGTTTAAAATATATGTTGACTTTTTAACATTATTATATTACAATATAATTGCAATAAGATTTTATTGCAAAAAGGAGGTGTAAAATGAATTATTTTAAGAAAAGAAGAAATCAAGCAAACTTGACAAAAACATTTATGGCAAAGGAATTAGGATTGGATTATAAATATTATGATGCAATCGAGAAGGGAGTGATTAATATGCCAATAAAATTAATGGACAAATTTAATGAGATTATCAATAGAGGAAAGGCAAACGAAATAACTGCCGTAGAAAATAATTTTGAAGCAGATAAGTTTTGGAAAGAAGTAAGTCAAAAAGATGAAAATGGTTATTGGATATTAGTTAAAAAAATGCGTGAGTTTAACATTAATAGTTATGGTGAACTAGTAAGTTTATTAGGCTATAAAAGTGTAGGCACTATTTATAATTACTTACAAGGCACAAATCCAGTAGGATATGAATTTAAGAATAGACTATATAATTTCTTTAGTGATGAAAAAAACATTCAAATACCGCATGAAAGCAAAAGAAAAAGAACAAGCACAAAAAAAGCAAGGAACAAACCAGTTAATGATGTCTTAGATAAGTTTTATGAAGAAACTGACTTTAATCAAGTGTTAAAGAGCAATAATATAACTAGAAAACAATTAGCAGATGCTATTTTTGTAAATCCTAGTACAATATCAAATATGATAAACAAGAAAATAAAGCCAAGTTATCAAATATTACAAGATGTAAAGAATTATCTTGAAAGTGTTATAAATGATAATCAAGCAGTTGTAGATAATAGACAAAACGTTAGTGATTCAAAGTACATATCTAAACAAAAAATATTAGATGATTGCGAGTTAGAGATAACTGAAACACGTAAAAAAATAGAAGAATATCAATTTGCAATTTCTGAATTAAATGCTAAAATAGAATTAGCGACAAAAGTCTATGATTTAATTAAGAAAATGTAGGTGATATTATGCCAAGATTATCAAAAAATATGTACACATCGCAAGGCGAAAGAAAACTTAATTGTTATAACATAGCGATTCCAAAATCAATTGTAAGCAAAGCACAAATTGATGACAAAGAAGAATTAAAGATTTATGCTGAGTATGGTAAAATTATAATAACACCCAAGAATTATTATGTATGTATGGAATGTGGTTTAGAATGGCAAAGCTGTGATACATTATACGATACAACAATATGTCCTAGATGTCATTGTAGCGATATAGATATATGCGAGAGAAACAATGATTAAAAATAGTGATTTAGAAGAACTGCTATATAATAAAGGACGTAATTATGTAATTACAATGTATATTAATCATAAAATTAATATTACAAAAAAGCAGTTAGATTATATTTTGAATTATAAGGTGAATCATGAAAAGAAAAGATAAGCCATTGGATAATATAAAATGTGATGTATGTGGCTATCAAAATCATAAACATTTCGTACAATATAGCGGTGTATGTCATTTATGCGGAAAAATACTAGATGAAAAAGCCTATTTTAAAAATCAAATGAATAAAAAAATGAGATTATGGCGTAATTCTAAAATGAAAAAATGGTGATTTGTCAAATTGTTGTTTCAATGTTATAATTAAATTGTAAGAGTATTAGAAAGGGTTTGATATGCAACAAATATTTGTAGCCATAATTAGTGGATTATGCGTAGCAATACCGTCGATTATTGCAACGATATCAACTAACAAAAAGAATAATGATCTAGTCATTTATCGAATAAACGAACTAGATGAAAAAGTACAAAAATACAACAATTTAAAAGATAGGATGTTTGAAGCAGAGAAAAAAATAGCATTATTAGAAAATAACGTCAAAGATATAAAGAGTTCTAAGTAACTCTTTTTTTGTTGCATCATTTCAAATTTTGATATATAATACACGACTAATCAGGGGGTGTATTATGAAAAGAAATGTATTTTACTTTGATTATTCGCCAGAAGCATACAATTATATTATGACAAGTAGATTATTAAGACAAAGCGAAAAAAACATTTTAAACGACATAATTAATGGCAAGACAGTAAGGGAATTAGCAATTGATTATAATTGTAGTGAAATGACGATATGTAGAAGAAGAAAAAAGATATTTGACTTAACCAAGACATTAATGTAATTTTTTTTAACTATTAAAATGTTATTATTTGTTGCTTTATGTTATTAATTGACATTGTTTGTTATTATTGCGATAATTTTGCAACACAACACATAAAAAATATTGTATGATATTGCAACGAGGTGAACGAATGATTGAAAAATTACGCATCAATGCAATATATAAAGATTTTATTAAAGAAGTTAACTTATCAAACGAACAAAAACGTATTTTAGATATGTATATTAATAGAGATAGCATAATTAAAATAGCAATGGAGATAGGGGTTAGTCAGCGTACTATCAGTTATGAAATTAAAAAGATAAAAAAAATGTATCAAGATTATGTGTTTTTACAAACGTGGAAAACAATACTATTAAATTAGTGTTGTTTTTTTGCATTTTAAATTGGAATATAAGACATATACTTGTATCATGAAAGGAGAGTTGAAGCATACAGTTTAAAACACGGATGCTATATACTCTTTTTTCATTGTTAGGAGGCAATAATGTTTAACAATCCATATATTCAAAACTATAACAATCAATCAAATATAGATAGAATTAATACTCAAATGGCTGAACTAGAAAAACTAAAGCAACAATTACAACAACCAGTGCAACAACCGACAAACCTTACTCAAAACTTTCAAATTGCACCAACCAATAGGGAAATAATAAAATACGCAAATTCGATGGATGAAGTGCAAAGAGAAATGGTAGTTGGAGATACACCTTATTTTAGCAAGGATATGTCTGTTGTTTGGATTAAAAATACAAAAGGCGAAATAAAAACTTATGAACTTTGCGAACTTGTAGCAAAAGATGAGAAAGACATTTTAATCGAAAACCTGCAAGTACAAATAAATGAGATGAGAAAGGAAATTGACAATGCAAAATCAAATAACTCAAATGATGTTGAACCAATTAAAAATGAGAAATCCACAAGCATTTCAGCAAATAAATCAACTTCTAAAAAATAAAGGTAATCCACAAGACTTTCTAAATCAAATAACTAGCAAATATACACCAGAGCAAATGAAACAATTTAAACAAATGGCCAGTAACTTTGGCTATAATGAAGAAACATTTAAAAAATATGGTATTGGCTCTAAATAGAGTTGATATAAATACAAAAAGGAAAGGTGGTGAAATAATGAACGGAAGTACAGGAATCCAACCAACAGTAGAACTAGCTACGACAAACGGTGGAAATGGTTTTGCATATCCTTTTTATCCTATGATGAGTGGCTATGGTAATAATGGAGGTTTCTTTGGATCAGATGGAATATGGGGCATCATTTTATTAGCCTTACTATTCAATAATGGCTGGGGTGGCTTTGGTGGAATGAATGGCTTTGGAAATGGAATGTATGAGTTTCCATGGTTATTAACAGGACAACAAGGAATTAATAACAACACCAACAATGGCTTTGATACATTACATTTAAGCAATCAGTTAGACACAGTAAATAGTGGTATTTATTCATTGTCTAATCAGTTGTGTAATAGCACTGCTGATGTAGTAAGTGCAGTAAATAATGGTTTTTCAAATGCCGAAATTGCCAACAATGGTAGACAAATGGCTAATATGCAACAAGCATTTAATTCTGAGATTGCAACACTAAATGGCTTTAATAATCTAAATAATGCACTTCAAAATTGTTGTTGTGAAAATAGACTTGGTATTGCTAACTTAAATAGCACTATACTAAGTGAAAATTGTGCAGATAGATCAGCTTTGGCTGATTCAACACAAAGAATTATCACAAATGATACAAATAATACTAGAGCAATTTTAGATAAACTTTGTCAATTGGAATTAGATAATGTTAAGACACAATTAGATGCTAAAAATGATAGAATTGCTGACTTACAAAGAGAAATATCTATGAAAGATTTACAAGCAAGTCAAATAGCTCAAAATTCATTTATTGCTCAAGGCTTTGCGAATGAGGTAGATCAATTATACAATAGGCTTTCTAACTGCCCAGTGCCTAGTACACCAGTATATGGCAGAACTCCTATCTTTACTTGCAACAACAATAGTTGTGGATGCAATGGATATGGAACAAATATTATTTAAAATAGCATGAGATAGATAACTATTATCCTGATTACAGGAACTTGCAAATATGTGAGATAGGCAGGTCCTATCTCTTTATTTATTGAAAGGAGAAAACAAAATGATTCAAGCATTACAAAGAACACCAGAAATTTTAACGTCAAATACAGATAATATTAACTTTGACATTGTTGATTTAAGAGGAAGAACTGCAAATTGTTGTGGTTGGTTGCAATATATGTCTGGTGGTAGTGATTTTACAATTATTGGTGGTGGAACATTTGAAGTTAGTTTTAATGCTAATGTAACAAGTGATACCGCTGGTATAGTAGCACTGGCATTAAAAACAGCAACTGGAACTGACTTAGAAGGAACTGAAATGGATGCCGAAGTAACAACGGCAGGAAACTATATCAATGTTTCGTTTACTAAATTATTAAAGATTTGTCCTAGAGTAAACACTACGATAGCAATTGGCTCATTGCCTTCAACAATTACAGGAACAACAACACTTACAAACACTGAAACACAAATCCCAGTTATTAAGGACGCCAATTTAATTATTAAAAAAATAGCATAATGAAAAATAGCAATTCAATTGATATGGCGTCTTTTATATTACAAATGTTAAGCCTAGATTTATTATTTAAGGATTTTAACAATAGTGATTTAATGGATGAGTTACGACAACAAGATGAAAAATATTTAAAAACGATAATTAACCAGAATGAAAAAATTTTAAATATTTTAAAAGAGAGAGGTGATGAAAGTGGAAGATAAAGTAATTGAAAAAACAGAAAAATCGATAAAAAAAATAATTGACGAAGGAATTAATACAGCTAATTTAGATCATTTATATAAATTAAGTAAAATAAAACACATGGCAAAGGAGGATAAAGAAATGTACGGAACTTATGGAAGAAGAATTGGATATGATAATTATGGAAATTATGGAGATTATGGTAAAGATACCTATGGACGTAGAGGTTATGATATGAAATATCGTGGCGAAGAACATATAGATAGAATGGCTGGTGAATATGGCAGATATATGGATAATCGCTCACGTTATGGTGCTAATGAAGATACTGATAAATCTTTTATGTATATGGTAAAAGCATTAGAAGATTTTATTAAAGTGTTACACGAAGAAGCGGACACACCACAACAAAAACAAATGTTAAACGAAACATTACAAAGAAGTATGCGATAATGTATAAGTATTACAACAATAATCCACATAATAGACATATTGACGATTGTACTTTAAGAGCAATTAGTTTATTAACTAATAGAAAGTGGGATGAAGTTTATAACGAATTAAGTTATTTAGCAAGTAAAGAAAGTCTAATGATGGATAGTGTAGCATTTATTGAAGATTATTTAGATAATAAATATCCAAGAGAGTGTCATTATTCAAAAACAATTGGCGAATTTGCTGAAGAATATCCCAAAGGCAAATATGCTGTAACAACTGATGGACATATAACTGCTATTATTGATGGGATTATTTATGATACATTTGACCCAAGCAATAAAATTATGAGATGTGCTTGGCGTATAGTTTAAATAAGAGTGCTATACTTTGCACTCTTTTTCTTTTTATGTTATAATAGCATTGGTGATAGTATGAAAATAGCTATCGACAAGAATAGCATTGATATTCAAAAGAAAGATAATAACGAATACATCTATCTTTTTGATAATGAGTCATTTAGCGATTTAACAAAGACAAAACTTCATTGTGTACATTATAAAGAATGTCATTTTGTTGATATTAACTTAACAGATTATGATGTTGGTTGTGTTAAAAAAGCAAAGAAAACAGATAAAGATTTTGATGTCTTGCCTAAAAAGATTGATTATAAGTTTGCGATAATAGTTCCTAATTGTAACAACGACCATGGTAATTATAAAGGGAAAACATTTTTGCAAAATTGTATTGAAAGCATATTGAATCAAACATATAAGAACTATAATCTAATAATAGTTGATGATTGCTCAACTGATACGTCTGTTGAAACAATAAAGAAATATATGTTAGATATTGATTACGTTGACAAGATACACTTAATCACAAATCGTAGGAAAAGATATAATGGCGGTAGTAGAAATGTAGGCATAGAATATGCACAAGATTATATTGACTATGATTATTTTTGCTTTTTAGATAGTGATGACTGGTGGAAAGACGAAAACGTACTAGAAACAATTAATCGTAGACTATATGGGCATGAGATGATGACATTAGGCTGTGAGATGTTAGGTGAAAAAGGTGTCTTTTGCAAAACACTAAATGTTGCTAAAGAATATGAAGATTTATGGTCATTGAATAATCGCTTATGGTGTACAGCATGGGCAAGAGTTATAAGAAAAGACAAGATAGTTTATTTTTGTGAAGATACATTAATGGAAGATAGAGTGTGGTCATATAAATTAGCTGACAACTTAGATTTTAAAAATGTAACTAATTTAAAAGAAGTTGTCTATGTTTGGAATCGCATGAATGTTACAAATAGTGTATCTTGTGTAAGAAATGATTTTTGGAACGCAAGTGCTTATTGTCATATAGGCAATCAATTACAAATGTTACAAAACTTAAAACACAAGTCAATGGCAAATATGTTAATTTCAAGAATAAACGAGTGCAAACAAAAAGTAAGAAATGGAATATATGAACAATATTAGGAGGACTTATGAAATATATAATAATGGCTGGTGGTACATATCCTAAATTTAAAATACCTAAGCAATTGTTAAAAATTAATGGCGAAGTAATAATTGAAAGAACGATAAGACAATTACGTGAAAATGGAATAACTGATATAGCAGTAAGCACAAACAATCCAGCATTTGATTATTTAGATGTAGAGATATTACACGATGCTGACAATCAATTCTTATATTGGGGAAAAGATGAAAACAAGAAATCTAACAATTGTTGGCTAAAGGCATATTATCCAGTTGAAGAACCAGTATGTTATTTACATGGGGACGTTTATTTTAGCGATGATGCAATAAAAACGATTGTCAATACAAAAGTAAAAGATACGATGTTTTTTTGTACAGCAGATAAAAAAGATATACCATATAAAGATATAAGATGTGCTGGTGGCAGAGAGCCGTTAGCTTATAAAGTAGAAAACTATAAATTATTTAGATCAGCAGTTAATGATTTACTAAGAATGGTAGATGAAGGCAGATTTAAAAACGCTTTTTGTGGGCCAATAGCTTGGAATATGTATAGATACTTAAATGGCCTAGATTTAGGCTTTAATGCTAAATGGTATGGCGAATATAATAGCATATTCAATAGCAAGGGCGATTATGTTATTATAAATGATTATACAAATGATGTTGATGACGAAAAAGACATTGCTAAGATAGAAAATCTATTAAAAATAGGAGGTGATATTGTGGTAAGATGTGAAGTTATTGAAAAGTTTACTTTAGGCGAATTTGATAAGTTAAAAAATTTGAAAAGAAAATCACTTGATACAAAAGGCACTTTATATGTTGGCGATACGTTTGAATGTGACGATAAAATGGCTAAGTATTTAACTGGTGGCAACGCACTTAAAAAGGTTGTTATAAAAGTCCTTGAAATTGTGCCAAACGAAGTAAAAGAAATTAAAGACGTAGATGATGCTTTAGAAAAAATAAAAGAATCGGCAAAAGAAGAAGTTAAAATTGCGAAAAAAAACAAAAAGAGCAAAAGATAAATTGCTCTAATATGGGTTTGGTGTAATGGCTAGCATAATAGTCTCCAAAACTATTGATAGTGGTTCGAATCCACTAACCTGTGCCAATATTTGACTTTTATATAAATTATAGTATAATAATGCCGAAAAAGGAGGAATAAGAATGGCAAAAAAATATGATTTTGATGATAGCGAAGGGGTATGGAGAACAGTTGGCGGTCGTAGAATATTTATCAAGAATGGTCAAGATTTAGCGAGTGCTATGAAAGAGAGTGGCAAGTTTTCAAGAGTTGCTAGAAACCAAGAACTTTATAAAAAAGTTGAAGAAGAAAATAAAAAAGATAAAGAAAAAGAAAATAAATTAGAACTAACAGACAAGCAAAAAGAAGCAAGTGATAGACTAAATGATAGAGCAAAAAAAGATGCAGAAGATGATATTAAACAATATTTAAGCGGAGATAAAGAAAATTGGGATAGTGATGGCGACTTTATTAGAGAATTAGCAAATGAATATGGCTTAGAAACTGATGAAGCAAAGAAAATGTTTAATGATGCAAAAAGAACTAATAAAGAAAATGAATATGCTGAAAAAATAAAAAATATAAATAAAGATGCAAATGTTAAGACATTTGGCGATGAAATAAAAGAGAATAGTCAAAAAGAAAGTGCCAAAGACAATATTGATTATATGGAGGCAACAAGAGAATTAATGGATGCAGAACATGGCGATTGGAATAATATGAACCAGCAAGAAAGAACTGAAACTTGCAAAAAAATATTGGAAGATTTTGAAAACAAATATGGCAATTTAAAAGATGAAAAATTTAGAGAAAAACTTGTAAATCAATTAACAGATGAAAACTTCCATACTATGACAAAGGTTATTGAAGAAAAATATGGCAGTGCTGAAAAGTTAAGCGAGAAAGACAATGATTTATTAGAGCATATAAAAGGCGAAGATAAAGAAAGACAAATAATTGCAAGAGAAATAGCAAAAGAACTAAATCCCTCATTAAAAAATGCAAGCGAAACATTATTAGATAAAAGAGCAAGTGAACTTATGACATATAATGATGGCGAAGTGTTAGAAAAAGGCGAAAAACCATATACAAATAGATTTGGTGAACTTGAAAGAAGCACAGAAAGTCTAAAAAAATGGCGAGATAATTTAATGAAAACGAAAGAACCTAAAGATGAACTCGCTGAAGCATCTGGTGGTGCAATATCAACATTAAAAACAAGTGTGCCTGCAAACAAGGCTGAAAGAATAAAACCAGGAACAGAAATATATTATAAAGGCGACCAAGCAAATACTCCAGGTTATTTTACGATAGAAAGTTTTGACCCTAGCAAGGAACAATTTATGTCATCAATTACCTTAAAAGAAAAAGGTGGCGAGGGCAGAACTAAAAAGATTGGTGCACAGCAAATTGAAGATAGTTATACAAACAATTATGCTAGTAGATTTGCTTTTAAAGAAGATTATGACAAATTTAGAAATAGTGTTTATGAAAATTATGCTAAAAAGGCCGAACAAAAAAAATCAACAAATGAAACAATGAATAATGCTATCAGAGAAAAAGCAAGTAAAAAAGCATCACAAGTAAAAGTAAAAGGCGATAGCAATATAATTCCTAGAGATTTTGAAAAAGGTTATGGCAAATTTAAAGTTGTAGGAAATATGAATAAAAGCATTGATGAAAAATTTGAAATAACAAAGGATGAATACGGTGAATATCATGCTAAAAATCTTAAAACTGGCGAAACTTATGCAACTTCATTGTCAACATTAAGAAATAATAATGTCTTTGAATTTGAAGATACAAGTAATAACGCCATTAATAACTCGTTAAGACAAAAAGCATACCAGAAATATCTAAAAGAACATCCTAACTCAAAAATGTCATTTGAAGATTTTAAAGATATGAGAAAGCAATAAAACACTTGCTTTCTTTTTTTCTTGACTTTTAACGCAAATTGTGTTACCATTACATTGCAAGCACGAAATAGTGTTTGTAGGAGGTTAAATAAAATGAAAAGATATTGTATATCACACAACTATGGTGAATCTAAAGAAAAAAACAAAGAATTATGGATGACAATTAAAAACAAAGGAACGCATATTAAAGGCGAATGGAATGGCGATTATTGGGTAGCAACTTATAAATATAACAATAAGAAATACGAGTTATGGGAAAACATGGAATATGGCATAATGAGCGAAATAATAGAATATGGAAAAGATGATGCGAAATAATGAATTATTTAGATAAGATTAAAGCATTAAGTAAAATATCAATTACGAAGATATGCAAAGAATTAAAAGTCAATCGTTCCAATTTGCTAAATGGTAGAACAACCAAAGAAAACGAAAAGAAAGTGTACGATGCACTTGTTTCAAAGTATGAAGATGCTAAGAAATAGTGCTAGTTGCACTTTTTTTTATTTATGTTATAATTAAATTATAGTTGGAGACAGCTAGTATCAAATCACACGAGTTCGTGGCTCGAAAAACTAACGATAGGAGGAGATATATTTATGCGTGAGTTTTTAAAAGGTTTAGATTTAGACAAAGAAACAATTGATACTATTATGGCCGAACATGGCAAGTATTTAACTGGATTAAAAGAGCAAGTTGATGAATACAAAGAAAAAGTAGCCGACTACGAAAATCAAGTTAAAGAACTAAATGGTAAGATCGATGATAATAACAAATCTTTAGAGAACTTACAAAATTTAACAAATGAGAATAAAGATTTAAAAGCCGAACTTCAAATGACTGGAAGTAAAGTTAAATCTGAATTTTCAAAATTTGTAAAGAACGAAATTATGTCAAAAGTAAATGATGAGCATGATTTCAACAGTGTACTTGAAGATTACAAAAAAGAAAACCCACAATATTTTGGCGATACAGTAGTCAAGAAAGTACAAACATCGCCTAGCCTTAATACTGGCGAAGGCAAGCCACAAAGCACAAATGACATTATGAATGACATTTTACGTGGTGCAGTAAACAATTAGAAAGAAGGAGAGATTAGAATGGCAGGAATTGTCAGAAATGACGTAGATGCTCTAATTGAAACACAAGTTGCTAACGAGATATTTGAAGGCACAATTAGACAATCAAAAGCATTGAGTATGTTTAAAAGATTACCTAATGCAACGTCAGACAAAACAAAATTAAGAGTTTTAGACTCACTACCAGTTGCTTATTTCGTAGATGAAACTAGCCATAATGGTAGAAAGAATATTACTAAGTTAGCATGGGATAAGAAATTTATCAACATTGCTGAATTGGCAGTAATTGTTCCTATTAAGGAAAACTTATTAAATGATAGCTCAATTGATATTTGGGCAACAGTAAGACCAAGAGTTGAAGAAGCATTTGCAAAGAAAATCGACAATGCTATGTTCTTTGGCGTAGACAAACCAACTGATTGGAGAGCAGGCTTAGTTCCTAGTATTACATCAATTGGTGCTGAAGTAACTGAAACAAGTGCTGGCTTATATAGCGATATTAACGATGCTATGGTTAAAGTTGAAGAAAGTGGATATAATGTTAATGGTATCTTAGGTGGTACTGGATTAAAAGGAAAATTCCGTATGATGTTAGATACTACTGGACAACCATTAAATACAACTGAAATTGGCTCTATTCGTAGAGAATTTATGGATAATGGTGTTTGGGACAAGACTAAATCAACTTTAATTGTTGGTGATTTCTCACAAGCAGTATATTCTATAAGACAAGATATTACTTATAAAGTATTAACTGAAGCAGTTATTCAAGACCCTAGTGATGGTTCTATTCTTTATAACTTAGCACAAGACGACATGGTTGCACTTCGTGTAGTTATGAGATTAGGATGGGAAATCCCTAACCCAGTTAATGCAGAACAAGAAGATAAAACTGTTAGATTCCCATTTGCATCACTTAAACCAGAAGGAACAGCTAGTCTTTAGTTTATAAAAGGAGGTTATTATGGAATTTAAAGGACAATACCTATCGTATGCCGAATATAGGTCCCTAGGTGGTACTTTGGACATAACTCCTTTTAATTTATTAGAATTTGAAAGCAGACGACAAATTGATATAAGAACTCAAAATAGACTAAAAGGAGTAGAAACAAAAGATATACCACAAGAAGCAAAGTTATGTATTTATGCTTTAGTTAGCACAATAAATAATTACGCAAGTAGTATAGAAAGTGCTACCCAAAATGGTAATATTGCGAGTGAAAGCATAGACGGATATTCTGTTAGTTATGTAAAATCAGCACAAATAAAAGAGATCATTCAATCAAAGAGTGCTGAAGTTGACGACATAGTTAGAACATATTTAGTAAATGTTATCTTTAATAATGAACATTTAATGTATGTTGGAGTTAAAGAATGATTACAAATAAATCGATTACAATATATCATTTAACGGGCTTAGATGTATCAACACATTTTGAAATATGGACAAGATGTAACTATGACAATGTATGGTTCTTTGGTGGTAAGGGTGCTAGTGCAAGCAAAGGATATGACAATGCAAATGACGTGGAGATAAGATTGCCTTATTCAAAGAATAATTTAGATATAAATAATTTTGCGATAGGCGACATTATAGTCGAAGGCACTCTTACACTAGACATACAAAAACAACAAGATTTAGATGACTATTTAGTTTATAACATAACAAGTATTAAAGATAATAATTTTGGCAATAATCCTCATATTCACATTGGAGGCAAATAAAATGCCATTCTACCCCGATAAAATTACGACTATCAAAGCTAAGCTAGGAATTGATGAAGGCGGTCCTGTCCATGCGTTTTTCACAGATACTTGTGCAAAGGCAATGGACAAATATGTGCCGTTTGATACAGGTGCATTAGCAGAAACAGTTATCTTGGCTAACGGATCTATCAATCGTGCCAATATAACAACTCACTCTATTACGTATAACCAAGAATATGCTAGCATTGTTTATGAAGGAATAACTCATGGGAAAGAAATGAATTTTCATAAAGATAAACATAGACTTGCTACGTCTTATTGGGATATACACATGTGGACAGCCGAACAAGATAGAATAGTTAGACAAGTACAAAAAGAACTAGATAGACGTGGAGGCAAGTAAGTAATGAATTATAGGATTTCAAAATTAAGAGATTATTTGTTTGGTATTATTAATACTCTTACAACAAACAGAAAATATCAAATTAATGCTGATATGTTATCAAATAAAATAGACGACTTTAGTCTTGACAAGATACCAACAGACCCAGAGATTGAAAAATGGATAATAGGAATATCTAAGAAAAGAGATATTTACTCATTTAGAAGTAGAAAACCATATTCGCAAGATACCATAACAAATTTAACTAATATAGGGTTCTTTGAAGAATTTGAGAATATAATCAAAACTAATAATGATGAAGGCAATTTGCCTGATATAGATGGAATAGAAAGTATTGAATGTTTGAATTGCGGTACATTAAATCTAACAAATGGAACAAGTGCTATATTCGATATTCAAATACAAGTTACATATATTGATACTAACGAAGGAGGCGGCGCAAGCCTATGAAAGAGATTGTTGCAAAGATTGATTTTCAATCAACGATAAATGGTAAACAACGTAGTTTTATCAAAGGCGATAAAATCACTGGATTAAAATATAATCAAATTGCTAAATTAAATGAATTAGGCTTCATTGAGCCTCTTAATTATAGAGATTTAGTTCTAATAAAAAGAGAACTTGAAAAGGAGGATTTAGAATGATACCTGATACTATTGAAAAAATCAAAACGAGTCAGTATTTGCGATTCATTGATACAACTCCAAACGCAGAAGAAGGACAAGAAACTTGGAAAGTAATTGGTATTGGTGTCGAAGAAGCATCTACGTCTTTTAATCCAAATGTCGAAAGAATTAAATGGATTATTGAAGATAGTGCAAGAAGCGATCACACGTCAAATGATAAGCAATCAAGTATCACTCAAAAGGCATACAAGAATGACCCATGTTTTGAATTTGTCAACGAAGGCAGAGATAAATTAAATTACAAAACACGTATTCTTGAAGTTGACACTTGGAGTGGAACAAACGGAAGTTATAAAGCAAAAAAAAGTGCTGGTTTAATTTCTGTAACTGACTATTCTGGTGAGGAAATTTCTTACGATTTATATTTTGATGGCGACCCAGTCGGTGGAACAGTAACTATTACTGGTGGAGTTCCTAGCTTCACACCAACTACGCCAACAAGTTTATAGTAAGCCTTAAGGGCGAGTGGCCTATGCCCTCGCTCTTGTTTTTTTGTTAAAGAGAGGAAATTATATGAAAGAGAATGTTATAAAGTTAAACAAAGAGAATACATTGAGGTTAGATATAGAAACAGCAGATGGAGTAAAAACGGGCGAATATTTAGAATTTGATTTGGAGGATATCGAACTGCCTTTAAAGTATCAAGAACTTGTTGATAGAGATGAAAAAAACAAATCAGATTTAAAGAAACAAATTGCTATTATAAACAAAAGACAAGACGTGAAGGGCAAAGGCTTATTAACAAGAAATCAAGAGGACCAAGTAAAAGCAATACAAAAGTTTTTTGATGAAGAAATTAAAATATATGATATATTTCTTGGCGAAGGCGGAGTACGAAAACTATTAAACGGAAGAAAGATAGGTTGGACTACTTTACAAGAAATAGACGAGATCATTGAAAAACAAATTGCACCTAACTTAGATATAACTATGCAAGCAATTACTGAAAAGATAAAAAATAAATATAGTAGACCGTCTGAAAAAAAAGAAAATGACATTGAAGTAGTTGAATAGCATGATAAAAAAAATACAAATAGATGATGTTATTTATGATGCTAGGGTTGACTTTAGAACAGTAATAAGATGCAACGAAATAAGTGAAGATAAAACAATTGGCGATTTTGAAAGAGGACTTGCTATAATTTATATGGTTTATGGTAGCAATGGGTTAGAACACGCAGAGCATTATGAGAAATTGCTAAGATGGGCATTAAATTATTTCTCTTGTGGAGAGCAAGTACATGAATCTTATGAAAAGCCTGATATGGACTATACTGAAGATATGGATTATATTGAGGCAAGTTTTATGAGTGATTATCACATAGACTTAGAAAACGAAGATATGAGTTGGCATAAGTTTCATAAATTATTAAATGGCTTATCAAATAGTGAAACTGGGAATTGTTGCGTATTAAATAGAATACGAAATCTTAGAAATTTTGATCTATCTGAAATTAAAGATGCAAAACAAAAAGACAAAATACGAAAAGCACAACGACAAGTGGCATTAAAAAAATATCAATTGCCTAAAAAAGAGGCAACTGAAGAACAACTTAAAAGTGCTGAAGAATTTTATAAAGCACTAGAAAGGAGTTGATAATATGGCAAAATTAATTGTAGAAACTGGAATTGATGCAAGTGGCATTGAAAAAGATATGACCAAAATCAATCAATTTATCTATGAATCAGAACAAGCACTTGGTAGAAAATTAACTGTTGAAGAAAGAAAATATGCTGAAGAAATTGGCGAAGATGTTATAGACAAAATTGACAAAATTAGAACTGCTGGTTATGTATTAGGCAATACTATTGATGATACTAACAAAAAAATGAAAAACATTGCCAAAAAAGTTGCTATGTGGGGTTTGGCTATTTTTGGTGTACGAAGTGCCTATAATGCTGTAAGAAATGCTATAAATGTTATAAGTAGTCAAGATGAACAATTGAAAGCAAATATTGACTATATGAAAAACGCAATTGCTTATTCATTAGAACCAGTCGTGCGAAGAATAGTTGAATGGGCAAAGCAATTAATGTTTTATATTGGTTACATTATAAAAATGTGGACTGGTAAAAATATATTTGAAAATGCTAACAAGAGTTTACAAAAGGCTGATAAATCTGCCAAGTCATTACAAAAAACACTTGCTGGTTTTGATGAGATGAACATCTTAAATGATAACGGCAGTGTTGGAGTTGCTGGCGCAGTTTCACCTGATTTTGATTTAAGTGCGTTAGAAGGTATGCAAGTGCCTGGATGGATTGATTGGATAGCAAAAAATAAAGATATTGTTTTAGGCTTTATTCAAGCCTTAATTGTTGGTTTAATTGGCTTAAAAAATGGTTGGGAAGGCATAATGTTGCTTGGCATTGGTATTACTATTGCAGGCTTTATAGAATTAATAATTAGTGTTATTAATTTTCTTAAAGACCCAACATGGAATAATTTTATTGATATTTTAAGTGCATTGTCTGAAATGATAATTGGCGTTGGTATTGCTTTTGTTGGCTTAGAAGCGACAAATCCAGCAGGATGGATTCTTATTGCAATTGGTGTAATTGGAAACTTTATTACTAAATTGCTTGAAGAAAAAGATGCAACTGAAAGATTAAAAGAGGCAAAAGATAAATTAAGAGATGCTGAACAAAACTTTATTCGAGCACAAAATACTCAAATTGAGGCTATAAAAAGACAAACAGAAGCGTATGATTCTCTAAAGAAAATGCAAGATGAAACTGGTGAAAGTGGTGAAGCATTATACAATGCAGTGTTAAATGGCTCAACAACTTATGAAAAAATGACAGATAATGCTAAAAAAACATATTTAGCATATTTGGATTACAAAGATGCAACAATTAGTGCTGAAAAGGCAACTGAAGATTTAAAGAATCAAGAACACGAGCAAACATTGGGAATGCTAGATGTAAAAGCAAAAACTGCTGAAACAACTGGTAACTTTGAAGAACTAGGCGAAACAGTTAATACATTAGTTAAAAATGGCAAAATAACTGCTAAAGAGGCTAGTAAAGTATTAAATCAAACTTATAAAGATATAGACAAAGAAGGTAGAAAAACCTTCCATGAACAATTGCCAAAATATTTTGATGAAAGTACAGAAGCAGGAAAAGAACTTGAAAGAGAACTAGAAAATATTTACAGGCAATATGATAGAACTTGGCAAAGATTAAACGGTGGTAGAGGCTATTTGCAATATGACCCAAATATGTATAATGCAAAAGGTGGAATTGTCTATGCCAAAGGTGGAATTGTGCCAACAATCAAATTGGCAAGTGGTGCTATTATAAATAGACCAGGTGCTGGTGTTCCAATAGGTGGAGAACGTGCGCCTGAAGGGGTCATTCCACTTACTGATTCACAACAAATGAGTTTACTAGGTAAAGCAATTGGACAAAATGCTAATATTTATGTAACAACTCCAGTTTATGTAGGAAATAGATTAGTTGCAAGAGAAATGAAAAGGATAGAAGCAGAGGACAACTTTGCTTTCAATAGGTAGGTGATAATGTGTTTATAGACAAAGATTCAATAGTTATTAATGGCGTAAATATGGGACAATATTTAGTCGAGGCAAAGTTTGCTTATAATAAATTATGGGGTAACGACTCTGGCAGAAATTTGGCTGGAACTATGTCTGGCTCACTTATTGGAATATTCCCTAAAATAGTATTACAATTTGGCCCATTAACAAAAGAACAATTAACAACTGGCAATCCTAGTATTATTCAAATATTAGATAATCCAACTCAAACATTAACATACTACGACCCAAATAAAAAAACAAATGTTACAATGACAACATATACTGGCGATTACGAATTAACTAATAAACGAGTTATAAATGACAATGCCACTAACGAAGGATTTAGTTGCTCATTTATTGCAATAAGAAAGAGAGGTTAATATGAGAACACATACTAGCCAATTTAAGAATAAAATAAAAGAATTTGGAAGAGAATTAGATAGCCTAATAAGTTATGAAATTAACAATGTAGAAATGGAGTTGGGTAATGAACAACTCAACTCTGTTTCAATACATTATGAAGGTGCTGTGTTAAAGTCAGTTATGAAACAACTTGATATAGATAGCAATATTGAAATACCTATTGGCACAGTATTAAATTATAAAATTGGCATGAAAGTAAGAAACAATGATGTTGTTGACTATCGTGACAATTATGATTACGTTGACTATGGCAATTATATAGTATTTAGTAGTGAAAAGCAAGAAGATACAAACTCTTATAAATTAATATGCTATGACAAGATGTTAAATGCGATGAAAGAATACGAAAATAGTAATATTACATTTCCAATAACAGTAAGAGAATATATTGATGCAATTTGCAACAAAATAAACGTGACATTTGCAAATTCAACTGATACGTTTGCTAATTACAACAAAAGTATCGCAACTGAATATTATTTAGATGCTGAAGGTAGAACAATGAAATACACGTTTAGAGATGTGTTAGATCAACTCGCTGAAGTCACTGCAAGTACCATTTGTATTAATGAAAATGATGAATTAGAGATTAGATATATTAATAATGTTACAAATAGTTTACCAAGCGAATATGTAGAAGTTGAGTATCTTGAAAGCACTGGCGTTGAATACATCGATACAGGATATGTTCCAAATAATACAAGTGGTTTTAAAATTAAAATGTCTGTTGCGACTGATACTGATGCAACAACAATTGGTTGCCGACAATCATCTTCGACAAATAGCAGATGGTTTTTGGGAACAAATTATAATGCAACTGCTGGAAGAAACACAATATATGCTGGCTGGAATACAAACGATGGTTCTACCGCAAGAGCAACTTGGATAGCAAATAAACCATTTGTATATCAATTAAATTACTTAAATAATAGAAAAAGAATTTGTGATGATGTTGAATATACAGCAATTACTACGACACTAGCAACAATAACATATAGTGCATATCTATTTTGTTATAATCTTGCAGGCACTCCATCATTATTTAAAGCAAGTAAAATATATTCTTGTCAAATAAGCGAAGGTAATGATATTGTACGTGATTTTGTTCCTTGTTATCGTAAATCTGATAATGTTGCTGGCTTGTATGATTTAGTAAATGATGTATTTTATACGAATCAAGGCACTGGCAAGTTTAAAGTTGGAGATATTGTTGATGGTGTCATTGACGAAGAAACACTTAAAGATGTTAATGTAAATTTTGGTGAAAAATTTGGACCAGTAAATACTGTAATATTAAGTAGAAGTGCCGATGCTGATAAAGTGTCACTATCTAATCCTGTTGACTTGTCAGACGAAGATAAAATTGCTATTCAAATAAGCGATAATCAAATTATGAATGGCTTGAATAGAAATGAATTTTTGCCTGACTTATTAAATAAATTATACGGCTTAGAATATTACATAAATGATTTTGCTAGTTATGGTATTTGTTATTTAGATGTTTGTGATAAATACGATATTATCATTGGCGACAATACTTATCATTGCATAATGTTTAATGATGAAGTAAATGTTACGCAAGGGCTTGAAGAAAATATACATACTAATATGCAAGAAGAAAATGAAACTGAATACAAGTACACAAGTTCTGAAGATTTAGGCATAACACAAGCAAATATTATTGCTAAAAAGAACGAGGGTTCTATTGAAGCAATTACGCAAACAATAAATGGCGAAGAAGGAATTAATCAAAGATTAAACCAAGTTATAACTAATCAAACAGCGACAGATTTAAGAATTGATGTTATGTCAACTAATATTGACGATGATGGCAACGTAAATGCTGTTACAACAAAAACCAAAGGCTTTACATTCAACGATGCTGGATTAAAAATAGAATCAAGCGAAACGAACTTTAAAGCATTAATAGATGAAGAAGGTATGCAATTAAGTGATGGCAATTCAACAATTGCAGAATATACAAAAGATGGCTCAAAACAAGCCAACATTGAATTGTTTGGGATGTATAAATATGGCAAAAAAACAATTGATGATATACCAATGTTTGTTGCACAATTATATACAAGAAATAACGAAGAAGGCTTTGGCCACTTTTATAACAGGAGTTGATTAAATGGAATTAACGACAACTTTTCAAAGAATAGGAAAGGGAACGCAAAAAACTTATGGAGGCTCTGCTGGCTATCTTGAATTATGGGCAAAATATAATAGTCAAGATATACCAAATAATAGAACAAATGTAACGGTAGAATTGCGCCTTGTAGTGCCTTATGGATATATAGGAAACTATCAAGCAACATATTGGAATATAAATGGTAGTTTGTCTAATAGTGGCAATTTAGGCTCTGATGATTATCGTAGCAGAACATTAGGCTCAGCAACTGGCTATGTAACACACAATACAGACGGGACAAAAAGTGTTTCTTTTTCGGGAAGTTTTAATCCAACTGCTTGGTATCAAATAATTGAAGTAAGTGGTAGTGCAACGCTTCCAAATTTGCATAAACCTCCTGAAATTGAATCTATAACATTAACAGAAAACAATCAACAATTAATAGATTTGTCTGTTGACGAAGCAAAAATAACGCAATATTTATCAAATAAAACTTTTGCAATAACATCGCCAACTTATGATAGTGCAACAATAACAAATTACAGCATTTATCATAATAATATTTTAATAGGAACAAGTAATGGTGGGGACGTAACAATTAACTTTTATGATGTTGGTAAGTTAATAACAACAAACATTGAAGGCATTGACTATGTTACTTTACTTATAACTGCAACTGATAGCTTAAATGGCTATACAACAAGATTATTTAATTTTGAAGTCTATTTATATGACAAGCCGACTTACGATGGTGTAAAAACTAACATTTTAAGGAAAAGCGATTACAACACGTCATTAATTGATAACTACGCATTGTTAAATTTTTATGGTAATTTTTATAAAAATGCAACAGACCCAATTGGGTTACATAATTCATGTGTTGTTGAATATAAAATATGGCAAGATGGAACAACAGAGCCAGTAAATTACATAACATTACAAACAACAATAATAGATAATCAAGTTAAAGTTGAAGATTACTTGTTATCAAACATTGATTTTTTAACAATATATAATTACAAAATCAGGATAACGGATACATTTGATAGCACTGGTTCTATTAAGGAAAGCACTGTTCCATTGGGAGTAGCAACTTGGACAGAATTTGCTGATAGAGTTGATTTCCTTAAATTAACTGTACAAGATTATAATCCATTTGAATATTCTGAAGATGAAACAATATGTGGTGTATGGAATGATGGCTATGATGAAAAAACATTATATAGAAAAGTAATCGATATTGGTTCTTTGCCAAACGCATCATCAACAACAACAAGTCATAACATATCAGATATAGAAATGATAGTTAATATACATGGTGTGGCAATAAGAAGTGTTGATAATGACACCTTACCAATACCATATGTAACCTTTAATACTAATAATGCTGGTGGAATTATGGTATATGTAAATAGCACTAATGTTGTTGTAAATACAACCACCGATAGAAGTGCTTATGATGGTTACATTATATTAGAATATACTAAAACATAGGAGGTGATAATATGAAAGAAGCAATTACTAATTTATTAAAAGTAAAATCATTGATGACAATTGCAGTTATGGTTGTATTTGTAGTTTTATCATTACAAGAAAAACTAGAACCAACATTAACTGCTAGTGTTATAACAGCAGTAATTACGTATTATTTTACTAAAAAAGAAGTTGACATTGAAAAAAGCGAGAAAGGAGATGAACCCAATGTCGGTAAAGGTTAGAGTAATAGAAGGTGGAATTGGTGAGATAACTCAGGGCTTTTCATCATCACATTTAGGAATGGATATAGTAAACAAAGGATATACACTAGCAAATATAACAGCACATTCTGATGGCGAGGTTGTTGAAATTGTTAAAGATTGCAATTATAACACATTTCCAAATGGTGCTAGGATATATGGCAATTACGTTAAACTAAAACATGATGACGGCTATTATACTTTATATGGACATGGTGCTTATAATACGGTTAAAGTAAGTAAAGGCGATAAAGTAAAACGTGGACAAGTGCTATTTTATATGGGAAATACAGGTTATTCAAATGGCGGACACGTTCATTTTGAAGTTAGAACTCCACAAGACGAAAGAATTAATCCAGAGCCATATTTAGATGCAGACTTGTCTAGAGAAGTTGAACTACCACAACCAGTTGAAAGAGATACGAGCATTGAACAATTACAAGTTGTTGAATCACAATTAAATGTTAGATTAGATCATTCAACATCTGCTAAAAGTATTGGCTTTTGTCCAGTAGGAATTTACAATATCGTATCAAGATACAAAGATGGCACTTATACATGGTATGAGATAGAAGAAGGCAAATGGGTAGCAAACGATGGCGCTTGGTGTAAATTACTTCCAGCAGAAAAAAATGAAGTAGTTTTAACAAGAGAAAAATATAACGAATTATGTGAAAAACTATGGCATTATTTAAAAGAGAACTTATAAAAAAGTTCTTTTTTTATTTTATATGTAAAATTATTGTTTATGTATTGACTTTATCTTTTTTATATATTAAAATTATACTTGTAAGGAAAGTAGGTGATAAGGTGTACGTTTACAAAGACGGCTTAAATTACAAAATTAATCAAACAAAAGCTAGTGAAATTATTGGCATAACACAACCAACATTATCTAACATATTTAATCGAAAAGTTGCTTGCCGAAAAGTTGTTGCATATTGCATAACTAAATACATAAATGAAAATGCTAATATTGAAGATTTTTTTGAAAGGGTAAAATAATATGGCACAAAAGAGAATGTTTGATAAAAAAGTCGTAGGAAGTGATAAATTTATAGAATTGCCTAACTCCACTAAAGCATTATATTTTATGGCAGGCATGGAAGCTGATGATAAAGGCTTTTTTCAGCCAAGAAAATTACAAAGAATGTGTGGCTTTAGTGAAGATGATTTTAAATTATTAATAGCCAAAAGATATTTTATTGCTTTTGAAAGTGGAGTTATGGTTGTAACAGATTGGAACAAGAATAATTGGCTAGATAGTAGAAGAATAACCGAAACAGAGTATGTTGACGAATTAAAGTTATTAAAACTTATAAACCAAAAATATGAATTTTTGTTAGAAAATGGCGATGCTAAGCAAATGCTAAGCCAGAATAGAATAGAAGAGAATAGAATAGAATATAATATATATGCTCATTTTGAGCAATTTTGGAAAGCATATCCAAAGAAAGTGAGCAAACAAAAATGCATCAAATGGTTTGAAAAGAATAAACCAAATGAGCAAGAACTAAAAATAATGTTAAATCAACTTGAAAGATTTAAACAAACTAAAGATTGGCAAAAAGAGAATGGGCAGTTTATACCATATCCTGATACTTGGTTGAGAAATAGACGATGGGAAGATGAATTTGAAATTACAAATAAAACGCCCAAATGGTTAAATGAAGAAATTAAAGACGAGGATGTGAAATTAAGTGAAGAAGAACTTGAATGGCTTAAATCAATTGAATGAAAATTTAAAAAATCATGTATCATTTAGTTTATATGACAATGATGGCTTATTTGCAAAATATGATTATGATAACGAGTTAAAAAGATATCAAAGCGATTGGGGTTATTTAACATCACAAGATGTGTACAAGATTATGA